TTGTCTGTAACATTAACAGTATCAATCGGCGAGGCTTCCTTATTGTCCGTAACCTCAACATTTTGAAGGTTAGAAGGGGTTTCCTTGTTGTCCGTGACATTAACAGTCTGCAAGCCGGGGGTCTTGCTGGTCTCGCTTGGGGGCGCAGTCAAGGAGTATGGGTCTTCCTTGTTGCCCGTAACCGCAACTGTGTCCAGAGGGCTTGTCTGATCGGTTGTTTGATTGGTCGGTAAATTGCCTGCTACTGTCGTAGTATCGTTTGCAGGCGCAGCACCATTTGGATTTGAAATACTGTCGTATAAAGGCTTTCCATCCGGATCCGTTACCGCGTATGTTCCATTGGAGTAGTTGTACTGCCAATTACCGTTAGGCAACTGTGTTGTGCTGGCGAGGGTAGGAGGAGCAGTTGAAGCAGGTGCCGCAGCGTTTGGGTCGGTGCTGATACCAGCAGCCTCAAGCGCAGCCTTAGTCTCAGCGGAGTGGTCAAAGTAACTGCCGGGTGTTTCTGGGCTGGTAACGCTACTATTGTCTGTCGTCGCACTGGTATCTGTAGAACTTGACGGCAAGTTACCTGTTGCATCGGAAGTTTTTGTTCCAGTTGTTGAATTTGTGCCGTTTGAATTTAAAGATGCTAATGTGGACAGCGCAGTAGATGCCAACCCCATTCCGGATAGGGCCTGTCCACCAGAAGCAATAACGCTTGTTCCTGTTTTTACAGCCGCTGCAGCCACTTTAGCGGCGGTAGAAGGATCCAATCCGGCGTTGCTTAGTGCATCAGCCACCGTGCTAGTAGCGCCAGTTGCGGCAGAAGCAACATTCAACCCGCCAGCAATAAGCGACGATGGGCTTACAGTTCCTGTAACAGTATTTGCAAGTGTGCTTGCTGCAAGATTATTTACAGCATTGATGGTTGCTGCACTGGTTCCTGCAGGCAATACTGCAGTAATCTCAGGCAATAAATATGGAGCAACAATTGCTGTCATTGCGGGAACAATGACCGATGAAGCATTTTCTAAGAAATTACCAAACGTGTTGTCTTCGACTTTTGTTTTAGAAGTAACTGCGCCCGAATCATCAAAAGTATATACATAACCTCCAGTTATGGCGCTAGTTATTTTTCCGTTAGCGTCGTACTGAACATCTTGTCCGGGCGTTTGGTATCCGGTCACTACTACTGGATCACCAAACCCTAAAGGATTGGTCGCCAAACTTGCAGCGGAGTGGCCATAAATAGGAACAATAGGCGCGCCAATATTCGCCATGCTTCCAGCGCCGCCATTAGCTGCATATTGGGAAACTATATTCGCTGCTTGATCCGATGTAAGGTTTGAAAACCCAAGTTTTTGCAGATCGGTTTGTGCAGCAGTTGTATCAGTTGCAGCAGGCGTTGTTGCAGCAGGTGTAGTTGCTGCAGGTGTAGTTGCTGCAGTGGTGTTATTTAAAGCATCTAGACCCGTGCCGGTTGTGGCTGCATTTGTTGCAGGTAATGCTGGGGCATTGACGGTTGTTTGTAATGGTAAGTCGCCACCAGTTGAACTTGTTACTGGCAAACCACCAGTTGCGGGTGTTGTGACTGGACTGATGGTTGGTAACGCACGGCCTTCTGCTTGGCCGTACATTTGATAGTGCTCTTGAGCACCTAAGGCAGCGTTGCCTCCAAACTCTCCAAGATTGGCCTGCACATACGCATTTACATCTGGATTGGCCGTCAAATAGGCGTTCCAGTCAACATTAGCAGGAACCGAAGCTGCACCAGTTGTATCTGTTGTAGAAGCGTCTGCCATATTTACCCCGTAATACTCATAATTCCACACAAGGCCGATGCCCAGTCGCGCCAATCGTCATACGCCCGCGCATCAGGTATCCCGGACTGCACGAAATAACCGATGCCGTTTATGCCGTTGACCCATTCTTTCCAGTCTTTTTCTGGAACCGTACCCAGTTGATTCGGCGCAAACAGTTCGGCCATGAGGGCGCAATACTGATCCCACTCCATCCCGCGAGGGTCGTATGTCACCACAGCCGATTCCCCTTCGCTGCATTTTCAGATGCAGTCAAAATCTGAAGGTTCCATGGCACATGCAAACCAGACACTGTTTTCCCCTGCATTGGAACAATGTGATCGACTTCATAGTCCAACCCAACGCTTCGTAAGGCAGCACAATATTTGTAGATGATTTCCATCTCAAATAATTGACCATCATTTAACCATTTGGGCGTACGCTGCAATTTTGCTGCCTTACGCTTCATAGTTTTCATTACAAACTTTTCAGGATTCTCTTTGGCATAGACCGATCCCCGTAATCTTTCCTGCTGGATTACTTGTGGGTTTGTTCGGCGTATTCTTTGTTTAATTTTTTTTGCTTCTTTGTTTTCTGGAATGCGGTCATAAACATATTTATATGCTGCTTCCTTGGCCTTGTACTCAGGCGACGAACGTAATTTTTTCAAATATGCAGATCTTTTTAGTTTCTCTTCAGGTAACGCCGAACGTGCAGCATCGTGCGCACGTTTGCAAGCCTTGCACTGAGACTCATATTTAGCCGAATGGTCACTACGTTTGTAGAAAAGATCAACCGTCTTGGTTTCTTGACATTTAGTGCAGGTTTTTGTTTCCATTATGGTGATCCCGTTCCACGAACATCACCAACGTCAAGACTCAGAATGATCTTGCCCATTTGGTAATCTCCATTAAAGGTGTTCGACTCAAACTTCAAACGCATTTCACGACGTTGCTCACGCATGTCGATCTTCAGCGTTGTTGGGTCGAAATTGTAAGGTGTGGAAGGCTGATCCACATCATCCGCATAGCCTTTACCAGTAACAATTACATCCATTGTCCCGGTCTGCACAAAGTCAGGTTCAATCCGCTCACAGCGTGTCCAGTTGTTGTCGCCGGGTTGTTGGGTGGCACCGACCAAGCCTTGCATGCTACCCAAAATCGGTGTCTCAAACGACGAATAGACTGCATCCACGTTTGTCAGATAGATCTGATTTGTGCCGGTTTCATGCTGCCAAATGGTGTAGCCGTTGCAGGACATCAAAGTCGATGCAACTGTCGTGCTGGTGGGGTTACTCACGGTGTAAGTCCCTGTGCCGCCTGTGCCGCTTCCAAGGGCCGTGATGACCATCTGATCGGGGACGTTGGTTCCTTGGACGATCTGGCCAACCGCAATCGTTCCGTAAACCATCGCAGAAACAGTTAATGTTGTACCGCTGACCGAGCCTTGGAACTTGACGATAGGCGTACCTGTAGTTCCACCCCAGATAGGTTTAGGGAACACCTCAGTAAACGTGCCAGCCGCACGGGCAGCACCCGGAGCCGAGCCTGCGTCGTACCAAGTCTTCTCACGCACGTTATAGATGATCGCATCCGTACACTCGGTTGCGTTACCACGAGGATAGAACCACCACACCTCACCCCAGCGTGGGACTTTTGTACACCAGACTTTTTGGCGTTGGCTGAAGTTCAGATTATCAAAGAACCAGTTCAAGTTCATCGAATTCGGGATCTCACGCACGACACCGTCGTACATCAAGAAACGATCCACGCCAGCCCAATAGAACAAACCGTCGTACTCAATAACCGAGTTGGACGACAAAATTGAACTCTGTTGGGTCAACAAGTCATACCGCCAGTAGAACGTGGACGATGTAGTCCCTGTAGTAACCGTGGTAGGCGTGTAGGACACCCTAATCACTGAATCCAGCGACCAAAACAGACCGGATGGGGCAGTAGTACCACCACGCACTGGAAGGCCTCTAACGATCTTTGTGGAGGCCACGTTGTTCGAGTTGGCGTCTGCGCTTGTCCAGTTGTTGAAGTCGCCCGCGGCGCAGTTCTGGATCAAACCATTATTACCGTACACAAAGAGGTACGGATACAGCATAACCACACCACCGGAGACCGAGATGTTGTTGTCGAACGTCAAGGTAGGTGTACCTGTTGCGGTGGCGGCGTTACTCAAAACAGCCGTCCAAACGCCCGATACGGTGCTTGCAGACACCACAGTCGTGTTGGCAGGGATACCCGTACCTGTTACAGAGACACCCGGCCCAATCGCAGCAATAGTTGTTGCGAACGTGACGTTCTTTGAGGATGCTGTAGTCGTACCAACCGCCGTAAACACGCCAATAGGCGCCAGCGTGGTGTTGGGGAACGCACCATACAAAGGACGAGTATTGACGGTGTTTGAGATGTACTGAAGGTTCTGGCCGGGGTGGGCGATCAACTGGATAGTATTACCGCCGGTTGAGTCCCAGCCAATGTCAAACTGCCAGAGGTTGGCCGCATTGGGAACAAACGACGTGCCCAGATTGAACGGTGTTGGCCCAGTACCGATGGCCGTGACGTTATTGGTGGCCCATTGCTGCATACCAGCGCTGTAACCAGAGATAACGTAGTTGAGGCCGTTTAAGGCGCTCATGGTGATGCCGCGTGAGATGCCTGAAGCATTCAAGAACGCACCGGTGTAGCCGCCTATCTTGCGGGGCAAGCCACGCTGGAATCGAACCCACTGCCCATCTACATAAGCAGGGGCAGCGAATTTAGTACCGTCCCGCTGTATGCCGGGAGGCACTTGTAAGGCGACAACTTTAGTGGTCAAAATGTGCCCCCGCTAATACCATTGATAACCGTCAGACCGGACGAACTGAAATAAGCCTGTTGAACGCCGCCAACCGTAACACCCACTTGACCCGAGTTGGGCAAGTACAAACCGGTTGTCAGGTTGCCCAAGAAGTTCAAAGATGGGTTGGTGGCCGACCCAACATTAAGGGTCAAACTACTACCGTTACTCGTTACAGTTGAGATGGCATACACGTTCGTACCGTCACAGACCATGGCCACGGTTGACCCGGATGGAACCGTTACCGTTGAACCTGCGCCGCCAGTTGAGAACGTCAGAGAGTACGCACCCGTGGTGTTGTTCGTGACAATGTAGAACTGAACCGTGGGCGGGAAGATAACCGTTGTAGTCTGGCTCAATACACCCGAATAAGCCTGAAGCGTGTAAGCCGCTTGAGAGGCCGTCAGGGTAATTGTGGCGCCCGCACCAGTAACCGAGATCTGCTCTTGCGTGAACGCAAACAAAGCATTCTGGCCATAGCCCCAAGAACTGTAACCATTCACGCCGTTAGAAACAACGACGAGCGACTCTTGGATTTGCAGTTGGAAGGTCGTTACCGATGCGTCAATCTGGTCAGTACCAGACGTTTGGACGGTCAGGATACCTGTGCCGTTGTTCTTGATAACGGTGAACCAGCTAGCCCCCACAGCAGAGGACAAAGGCAAAGTAATCGTGCCCGCACCGCCGTACCATGCAGTCAATTGAGACTGCGCTGTAGCACTGAGCGTTGCGCTGGTGTAGTAGTTAATGGTCGGCGTGACCGTATTCAGGGTCGAGCCGGTTGCCGATAAACCGTATCCAGCCAGAGTTGCAGCGTTGGCAGACGATGTACCAGCACCGAACTGCACGGTTGTCCATGTGCCGTTGACGGTGGTGTTATTGGTCAACCAGACGTAGTAAGCGATACCAGAGGCAATCGAGACAATCGTGTTGCCTGAGTTGTCCGTAACCGTGAAGGCATTCGTGCCGGTGTTACGAACGATGATAGCTTGGCCGGTCGATACTTGAGTTGCAGGGGGCAACAGCAAGAACAACTGAGGAGCCGTCATCGTGATGGGTGAACCAGACGATGCGATGGTCTGAGAGATGCTGACCCTATAAGTACCGGTGGCGCCTGTACCAGAGATCAGCGCTGTGATGGTTGTACCAGAGGCTACGTTTGTCCCGGTGATCACTTGGCCAACCGCCATCGTGCCGGTGGTCACGCTGGTCACGGTCAATGTCGTGCCAGAGATATAACCTACAAAAGTAGCCCCGCCGATGGTGGCGGTCACGTCAATGATGTTGGCCGAGACAACCGTGTTGTTGCCGTTAATGGGCCACGACAAAGGCGTGTTGGCGCTGATCGTCAGGGATTCATAACTGACTTGCGACGGGCTGACCGTCTGGCCAGTAAAAGGTGAGGTATATGTCGTCATGGTTCGCCTTAACTATCAACAGCCACCGCAGAACGGTCGCCAACGCGGGATACGTCTTCTGTCTTGAGGGCATTCAGTGCCTCAGTAAACATTTGGCTCCACAAAGCCAAACGAGCATCATTCTTTAGGAACGGCGCCGTTTGTTTCAGAGTGCCAAAGAGCATGGCATTGGGAGCATTCTGGGTCAGCCAATTGGTCTGATTATTCGAGTCCAGCGGCTGGAGTCGGGTGTAGCACAAAGCCTCAAACGCATACGCTTGATCGGGCGTAGGAGCCACAATCCAGTTATCGTAATCGTAATCGGCGTAATAGAGGGGCAGGGCGGTGCTTGTGACCACCGGCCAGTAGTTGTTCAAGTATTCGAGTTTACGCAGCAATAATGGCTGTTTATTGCCCGAACTATCGACCACCGTCATGGAGACTGTTTTGCGCCACCGTGCGGGCTTTTGGATCACCGCGGTGCCCGCTTGCATGGTGGAGTCAACTACCTCTAACTGACCAAGCGTCTTGATCTCTTGAGCGATCTCGAATTCGGCAAGACTGATCGCCGTTGGGATAAAGTTAACGACGGCAGAGTCTTGACGTTCTAGGTACTGAAGCACCGTACTCGTCAAGGAATTGTATGTAAGGACAAAGCTTGGTGTAGTCATAACCTATTTTCCCATCAGGCGGTCAGAACAGCAAGAGCTTGTTCCGCATGTTTACGGCGCTCTTCAAGGCCAATAGTACCGCCGTTAATGATCTTTGTGCATTTTATGAAGTCCCAAGCTTCCGCTGGGGCGTTCAACTTATGTGTATCCCAGAACCAACCTGCGGTCAGGGCTGCATACTCTGGGGTGGCGACGAGTTCGGGGTGCATGACGAAGTCGAACCCGAGCGCTTGTCCCGCGTGATAATAATTTGAGTGGCCGGTAAGCTGAACGCATCCCCGCCCTCGAAAACGAAACCCGTCGCCAGAAGCTTCGTCACGGTTGCCCATTCGGTTCGAGTAAACCATGTTGGCAATTTTGCGGGGGTTTCCGGCGTATTCATTTGCGATCTCTTGTGTAGGGAAGCGTTTGGGCCACAGCCGCATCAAGGTTGCTGCTTTGTAGTTCAAGTTCTCTTCCAAAATCTTGAAGTTGGCACACTCATGGCCGCACTGACCAAGGAACATCGCCTGTTTTTTAGGCGTGTCGATGTGGAACCGCTCAAAGGTCTTGTTCAGCCCATCAACCCAGTCGGCGCTGATGCCAAGTTTGTGGAGTTGATCACTGTTTAACATTGACCTTGTCCTTTACTGCGTTGTAGGTGTCGATGCAGGCGTTGAGGCGGGTGATGGCGAGGTCGCCGTCGGCTGCGATGGCTGCAATATCTTTAAGAGCCTGTCGCTCAGATTCGGCTCCATCTTTTG